AGTTGCCAACGGGCATAGTGCCCAGCTGGGGCCAGGAGGAAGCGGCTGTAGTCAATTTAGACTCCTTAATTCAATCAGTTTTCTTTTTGACAGGTGTTGTCAATGCCCGATCAACGCTCCAGCCGTACTTTTCCACTCTCATAAAAAGAGTATGAGCGTGGATATCGACTTCTCGTGCCCATTGTGCCAGCGTTAGCGTCTTACCATTGTACTCATAGAATCTATTCTTTCGAGTATTGTTCATTTGCTCAATGGCTGTCGCCCATCTGCAATTACCGCGAACATACCCTAAAGAATTATCCTTGCGATCTATCGAATGGTCCGGTGACGGTGGATCGCCCATGTCAGCATAAAATGCATCAAATGATTTCCAATCTTCCTCGAACTCAAGTCCACGTCCGCCATAACGGCCATAACAAGGCTCATTGGGATTAGTCATCCTTTTTTTCACGCCAGCCCAAATCCGATATACCCGGGTATTGCGCATTCCGTGAGTTACATTTGCTTCTTTACGAGAGCAACCGCACGACTTTACTTTTCCACTAGAAAGATCACCGCCGCTAACTTCTGTTTCTTTACCGCAATCACATAGACACAACCATCGATTTGTTTTTCCAGCTTTTGGCTCTTTAGGCACCAAACGCAACACAGTCAAACGGTTGTACTTCATTCCGGTTCTATCGATACCACGCATTACCACTCCTTCGTGTGGGTATAACGCATGGTATCATATATTCCCCGGGAAACGCTTACGCCTTCAACACTCCGCTCAGAAAACGTGCGCTGCTCACCAAATTCCCTTGCCACAGGATGGGAATAACCACCGCGTCCTGGTTCACCGAGCGCAGTTCGTCCATCATGGTCATGTTGGCGTCGCGATGTGCAACCAGTTCCAGATAATCCGTATTCAGGAAGTAGGCGTGCTGGGCCGGGATACCACCCGACGAATCGAAGAACACATCAGCCGTCTTGTACTTCATGCGGATCATACCGCCTTGGCCGTCATCTTCCGGAGCGTAACGCTTCAGGCTGGTCTGCGATTGCTCGAAGAAGCTGAAGTAGTCATCCGACATAACAATCATGTCGGGCATATCGTTACCACGGGTCAGCTTGATCCACAGCGGCAGCATCAGGCTTTCAATCGTGGTTGCGCTCGGAGTAATCGCGCCGCCACCTTGCAGCGGGGCAGCAGCCGATTGCACCGGGTTTTGCCAGAACGCCCAAGTCGAGGCGTTAATACCGCCGACCGTGCCCGTACCCGAATCCGACACCAGAGCTTGCAGACCGTTGATCTGGTTAGCAGCAGTACCGTCCGAATAGATATCGACCGACATGCCGTTAGCCAGCGAACGCTGAGCGTTGGTGATCTTCGCTTTCACGAAGTTAATGATTCGTTGCGGGCCTGCGTTAGTACGCATTTCCAGACCGCTTGCTGCCACGTTGACAGCAATTTGACGCCACGGGTATTCAGCAGCCGTCAGCACATCGACAGCGTTGACGTTCAGAACGTCATAGCCCGAGTAGCGTTGATACGTCGAGTTGTTGGCGTAATCCAGCGGTTGAACGATGGACAGACCGCCATCTTCGATACGCACACGACCCTTTTCGGTCAGGCGACGGAAGAGTGCGTTGTGCTTCGACACGTTATCTGCAACGGTCGAGGCATGGTTACGGTACGTGGTCGATACCAGTTCCGTGAATGCATTAAACAGGTTACTTTGGCCGGGAGATGCCATGATTGCTCCTTAACAGTTTCAAATGAGGCCCAGCTTTTCAGCCGTCGCCTTAATGGTTTCATCCATTGTTGCCGCCTTGGTTGCCACAGACTGACTTGCACGCCCGTTAGAACGTACATTGGTCACGGTCTTGGCTTTAGCCGCCGCAGCCTTCCTAGAATCGGCCCACTGTTTCTGCTGTTGAGCAATCCAGATTTGCGCCGTTTGCGGATGAGCCTTCATCGCCATGTCGTAGGCTTCATCCAGGTCTTTTGCCACGCCGCTTTGCAGGAGTGATCCCATTGCGGGTTTCAAAAGGTCGAAATACTCATGGTCTGGATCTTCGGAGAACTTTTGAATAGCCTCCTGAATCCCTTTATTCTGCGCTTCAAGTTGCCGTTGCTGTTCTGCTTGGGCTGCCTGTTGCGCAGACATTTGCTGTTGCTCGAATGCGCTAAGACGCTGCTGCATCTGTTGGATGCGAGGATCTAGCGGCTCGCCATTCTGATGCTGATTATGCACGTTATTATAGACGCCGACAATATCAGCCGGATCGATCCCATAATTCTGCATTACTTGGAACATCAGGCCGACTTTCTCATGGCGTTGGCCATAACGTAGGGTATTGTCCGTCGCCAGCAGGGTACGGACAGCCTCTTGCGGTTTTACTTGGAATCGGTCAATCGTCGCACGATAAGGGGCAACGACATCGGCCCATTCCTTGGATTCCTGATGTCCAGTGCGGTATTGCTCGATGCCCTTATGGAAGTTTTCTTCCCGGCGCTTGTCTTCAGCGATAAACGCGGCTTGGACTTCGGGCGGCAGCTTATCTAGTTCTGCTAGTGCAGCCTTCTTCCATTTTGGACGATACGCGGCCTCGGTATTAGGTACATCTTCGGCAGGGATTTCCGATGCTTGTTCCGCCGAAACTTCAGTAGTTTCAACCTCATTTTCGTTAGGCTGCTCGATGTCCGTCTCAGTAGAAGCATCGGATTGCGGCGTTTCTTCGGATAGGACTTCATCTTCAATCTCCGGCTCATTTACCTGGTCCGCTCCTGGCCAACCGATTTCCGCCATGGTCTTGGCAATCGTATCTTCCATTCCGCCGATAACGCTGGACATTCTCAAACTCCTTGGGATAGTGCGCGCTGTTTCTCGGCGCTCATATTGTTAAACGTATTATATACCGCCGCTTCTACACCTTTCTCATAAACCTTATCCGCCTCTTTGGATCGTTGAATAGCGGCTTTTTTCTCAGCCTCCATTCCCTCCCATGGGCGGCAGTTATTTCGCTTCAGGTCTTCACGACGCGCAGCTTTGCCCTCGATCCATCGGCCATCAATAGGCGACGTGTATCCGCCGATATCAACCTGAACTGCCGGCGCTTCGACAACGCGTTGCATTTTGCTGCTGCAATGCATAGGAGTATCGTCACGCCCGCTAATATGGCGAAATATCGTTTCATAATGGCCGCACTCCTGACATACACAACCGTACATCGGCATTATTAAGGCTCCGAAGCTTGATTTGCTGCGCTGATTTGAGATGCCTGCAATGTTGTGGCCGCGCCGATTTCCGCGACTTCCACTGCACGAGCGTTATTCATGGCGGTCAGCAGAACCTGCAATTCACCCTTCATTGCCTCACGGTCAGCGGCTGCCTGTTCCTTGAATGCCTGGATTTGCATGTCCATGCGCTGCTGGGCAGCATCACGCTCCAGCTCCAATTGCTGTTGATGCGCATTTTCGCGGGCTTGCATTTCTTGCCTAAAAGCTTCAGTTTGCTGGTCCATGCGCGCATCGAACTCACGCATCGCCATTTCTGCTTGCAGTTCTCGCTCATGCTGGATAGATTCAGCCTGCGTCTTTTCCCGGTCAGATTGAATCTTGGCCATGGCTTTGACTTGCTCAATTTGCTTCTGGCCTTCGATCAGGCCTTGATTGGGATCTTGCGGCGGCGCTGGAGGCTTCATCTGCTCCAAAGCATCCTCTAGGCCCGCACCAAGCTTGAACTTGCGCGCCGTGGTCATTGCAATTTCCTTGGCGGCATCAAACGGCAAAACACCCTGCTGCACCATCGGCCAAAGCTTTTCGATAATCGCTGTGACAGCCGCCATGCCTGCCGTCAATTGCTCCACGTCTTCTTGCTGCGTTGCGGCAATTGTCGAATCCGTTTCAATATCGATACGGAAAGTGCGTGTCTGATCCGACTTCAAGACAGCATCGATGTCTTCCCAAGTCGTAGGCTTGGGAGGAAGCTGGGGAGGCGGCGGAGATGGCTGGCCTTGCATCATGGCCATCATGGCTTGCTGCTGATACTGGGCGATAATCGGCGCGACAGAAGCCTGATATTCGGCATTCGTCGGCGCCTGGTATTGCGTCATCTCACGCAGCGTCGAAATCTCGAACTTCTTGCCAATCACCAAAGCCTGCATGCGGATCAGGTCGCGGATATAACGCTGTACATTGCGTTGCATATCCGATACGCGGCCCTTGCCAAAGGCAACTTTCAGGTTCTGCGCACCAAGCGTCTCCGCAGCATCCGTAGAGCCGCGCATGATGTCGGAGATGCCGGACAGTTCGTAGATGACTGCCTTGCACTGTTCCCGCGCCTCATACAGCCCGGAAACCGTCGCAACCATCTGTTGAATCGGCGGGAACCAGATGGCATTAGCTAAACCACCTTGCTCCTGAAGCTGGCGAATGCTTTCAGCCGCAGGAATCAGGTCGTTATCTTCGCCCCGGAACAGTTCAGAGATAACCGTGCCAAGTGCCGGATCATAAACAGCGCGGGCCTTGATTGCATTGACGATGCGATTAATCCGTCCTGAAATCCTGTCCAGCTCATCTGCTTGTTCTTGATATTGCTCAAACAGGCTGGGCGGCGACTGGATATCACTATCAACAATCGCGATAAGCGGCTCAGGAATCGGGAAAAAGTTGTCGAATCCGTAAGGATCGTCTTCCGTTTTCAGCGGGCCAAACCGATATTGCAGGTTGATCCATTTGACCTTGCGTTCTTCCTTGTCCCAAATCTCCCATACCATTGCAGTACGGAATAGGTCATAGGACTGGTCGTCAGGGCTCTTTTTGGCATCATCAGCCGGAGGGCCAGAATCAAGCGGCACCTGCGAACCGATTTCCTCACCAAAACGGTCCACCAGTTCCGCACGGGTAAGGCGATGCATGAACGCGACCCAAGGAATGGAATCCCATGTCTTGCCAGGCCCATGCAGCCATTCATCCCACTGGACATGCTCGGCAGGCGCGGTCTCCCATTCCAGTTCTTCGAACGACTCTCCCTGTTGCGCCTCATGCGTCAGTTCAGTCTCGTCATCGTCATCCCCGATTTCCTGAATATCGCCAACCTGGACCATATTCGGAATATACCGGATGCGCGATACACCACGCGCACAAATGAGCATATCCAGCACATCCATACGGATTTGCCGGTCAAAGTTCGTTGTATCTAGATTGAACTCAATCGCACGGGAAAGAACCTCAGATACGCATTTGCCTAGATCATCCTTCTTATCCCAACGCTTGCGAACATCCGGAACGGGAGGCGTGTTATAGACAGCTGGAAAGATAATCGATGTGTTTGCGTAGAGACTGTTATAGCTATTCTTGCGCTTGTCTCGTGCGCGATAGCGATCCCAGTTCTTTTTCGATTGATCGTGCCACTTCTTGAACTGGCTTTCCGCTAGTTGAATCTCGGTCGCCCAGCGCCGGACTTCCCCGACAGGGCCACGGCCAAAGTCTAGGGGAGACGTGGCGCTATTTACGGTTGCGTCAGTGGTTGTCATTTATTTCACACGATGGCGCTAGGATTGAGCAGATAATAATTCAAAGCAGCCGCTGCGTTTGGATTCTGCCCAGGATTATTTGCAATGTAGTATGCAATCAGACGTTCCGAAAACTGCCCTTTAGGAATTGCCCGCAGATCAAATAGCGCATGCCAGTCCTCCACCCACATACCTGTGGTACTGGTTAGCGCCCTGATATTAGTCTGTACCTGCTCTGTCAGCGTAGGCATCACGATTCCAAAGATAGCCGCTTCTTTCGTTGCGCCGCAATCAGATCGTTAATCGACTGCTGCATCGGGAATTTAGGATCTGGCTTAGGCTGTGTCTTGGCTTCTTCCCGGTACGCTACTGCTGCCATACGAAGCCCGTCTGCGTAATGGCTAGTCCAGTTATGCAAGGGAGATTCACGAAAGCACTTCTTATTATCGTCCCATTCCCGACAATATTGCGCAACAGCCTCTAATCCATCTTCGCATTCTAGATCAAAATACGACCTAGTGAGCATTTCACGGGTTGCCTGAATACCATCCTGGATCGATAGTGAAGGCACGATCCTTATGTTTCCCCAGCCGTAAGCTTTAGCGAATTGCTCTTCCGTTGATTTCCCACCGGAGGCGAAGGTTTTGGCTTTGGCATCGTGCGGGAGATAGAAGTGGCCGAGCTTTGCGCCTGTCCTCTGTCGCCAGCTATCCACATAATCAAGATAATGGTCGATACCAAAGCCACTAGCAGAATAACAATCCACGAAATGCACTTCACCATAAGGTACTTGATAGAACCAGATGGAAGTGTCGTCCGTATGGCCCAAATCCCAAGCAGTATGAACAGGCAAGTTGTGGTCGATAGATACATTCCGGAATCTCCCCTCAGCCTTTAGCTTGGTGATCCATGCGCCATAATATGACCCGAGAATTGCAGCGTCGAATGAGCAGAAATACTCCTGATCGAACAGGGATTGTCCGAAATCTTCGCCATGCTCACCAATCAGGGCCGCACGCTCCTGCTGTAGTTGCTCAGGCGTAAATACACCGGTCTTGTCTGCCGTCAGGATCTGCGCGAATGCACCAGGCGTTTGCTTAGCCACCTTATGCATTGTCTCGGCGTGATTATGTCCTCGCGGCGTAGTAATGAAAATGGACCAGCCACCGTTTTCAAGAAGCATAGGCCGCACGTAACCCCATGCAGCAGGATTAGCTAGTGCCCACTCAGAGAAAACCACACCAGCAGGAGATGAGCCAACAAGGCTGTTATAGCGGTCAGAACCACCCACCTGCCATGTCGATCCATTAACCATCTCGATAAACATTTCCTGCTCACGAGTAGTCTTGCGCAGAGCCATCGGAAACGCTTCATCGATTCGCCTTTTGCCAGTATGAGGATTAACAGCCGTCCAGATTGCCTTGCGCGCATGTGCCGCTTCAGGAAGCATGTGCCAGTACGTACCTGGGCGCTCAAACATGGCGACTGCGGTACGATGAAGGCAGATTTCGTCCTTGCCGGCGCGGCGATGCCAGATCAGATTGGCCTGCTTGCCGCCATCTTCCCAGTATTTCCAGACCTTGCGCTGGTAAGGACGGGGACGCCAGTTGTTCGGGAGTTGGATTACTGGCATCAGTTCTTTTTCAATTCCTTGATAGAAGCGTTGCCAGCTCGAAACTCTGCGATGGATTCGTGTAGACGCGCGGCGTTCTTTTCAGACCCAAGCAGATGCATTGTTTCCTGCATGCCGTGGTTTATATCGCCACCTATCCCGGCCTGCATAGCACCCCGAAAATATTCCATAGCCTCGCGGAACGAAAGCTTCCCGTAATCATGCACATAGGCGATGAGCGGCCATCCGTTGCGCTCAAATGTCATTTGCCAGCCCGGACATAGCGCAATTTTGCTTCGGCTGATATGCGGCTTCATTAGTGGAATTCCGGATACCAGGTGAATGGGCAATGCCAGACATCCAGTAATGCCATTTCCCGAAGATCCTAGGCTGATGAGAAGCGATGACATGGAGATTTCCGTAATCATCCGTTGTCACGTCACGTCTGCCCATCAGGAATCGCTTGTGGTCAACATCTTCGGGCGTACCTTGAAATGCAATCAGCGATGGGCCACCGACCACAAGATAGTGATCGGCGATCATTTCATATGAGTTCATTCCGTCTCCACGCAATTTTGTTGCTTGCCGACCCGCGCTGCATCTTCATTTTGTTGCGCAGAACCGATGATTTGTAGATATTCCGGTGCGCATTCGACAAGATTCCCGTACAAATTGATCCACCAGAACCCATCATCTGGTTTCGAGATGATCGGGACGATACGTCCACAGGAGTTTTCGTATCCAGGGGCCGGAAAGTTTACCAACAAAATAGCCAGTTCATGCCTCATTGCGAATCTCCCTACCCTCTCCTATTCACTTCCAGAACTCCCACCATTTCGCTTTTCGCTTGATGGGAGCGCCATACATCATGAAGCCCGACCACATTTCATAGTCTTCCCATGCTGCTTGCAGCGTAGGCCCCCACGCGATGTATCGGTCATATATAACCCAATACAAGCCATCTCTCTTAAAAATGCGTGGTTTAGATTTCACGATCCCCTCCCGCCACTAGCCACGGATGCATCGCATACCCACAAGATCCACACACGCAAGCCGATCCCGGCTCGATAGCCTCGCCCTCCAGCGTCAGCGCATGCAGCGAAGACAATGGCTCACCACGCATCAGCTTGTCCTTGCGCACCAGGAACGCAGGCTTGCCGCATGCGTGCTGGCCGTATTTGTGGATGATCTCGGTGTAGGTCATTTCTTCACGCAGGCCCATTTGACGCGATCTTTGTCTAGCGCCACTGTCTGAGCTATCTTCCCAGCCGAAAAGCATGCCTCTTGCGATGAGAACTCAATCGATGTCACAGCGGGCGCCATGCCATATGCTGTGCCGTAGAGCGCAAACACGAGAATCCACGTCATTCCCCATCCCCCAACCTAAGAATCTGCACGGTTAGCCCGACTTCGCCCTCGACATTCATGTCTACCTGACTCAGATCCGGCAGCGATTTCTTCAGGAGGATTTCGATTGCACGCAACTGAGTTGCAGAAAGATCTTCGCCATCACCAAGTGCATGATTAGTAAGGCGATTGATTAACTGACTGGTTTGGATTTTTGTGCGCACCTCGTCTTGGTGCGTCTTGCGTAGACGGGCGGCCATATCAGCCCCCGCCTTGATGATCTAGAGCTATATCGCATGGGTTTCGCGGAGCACTCCCTACCCATTCTGAGCCGTCATAACAAAGCGGGAAATAAACATACCCCGCTGTCCAAGCTGTGAATGGCTCTCCTTCAGTGCCCCCATATCCAGGATCAAACGCTTTGTCCAGACCAGCGTCGTCTAGCGTGCAATGGATGATGTCCTGAAAAGAGTCACCGTTACTTTTCAGGACATTGGTTAATTCTTCCCGCCACGTTGTTTTCATTTTCGTAATCCCGAGTTTTCGAGTAACTACGATTATATACTATTACGTACGCTCTTCCCACAAGAGCGTGTAAAGCATTTGCGCGGCATCCACAGGTGTTACCCCTCCTGTTAGCGTGCTGAATCTGCCAAAATATGTTCCTGCTGGTAGGCCACGCTCAGAGCTTTCCGCTCCTGCGTTTGTGCTGGATTGATTTCCCTGATTTGTCCCGCATCGGACAATCATTTCATCGACTTGCGTTCCGCCTGTGAAATTTCCACCCGTCTGGATCGTTACCTGGGGTGCGTAAAAAGGCGTTGGCCGCTCCGACATGCGATTGACACCGATGATCGGAAGATTCGTTGTCCAGCCTCCTGAATCCGTAGCCCCAGTGTAAATCTCAAATCTCAGCGCGCCTTGGGTCAGGGTTAGGCGTTGCTCCCAAAGAATGAAATCTATCGGGCTGACAAACTTGAACTGAACGCTTGGCCCAGCAACGGGGATAACTTGCTCCGTATATGAGCGAAACATCTTCCCCGCAAAAAATCCCGTCTGACCAGGATCTACCCTAAGCCTCGCCGATGCGCCATTCTTGTCGGTCATCAGCCGGCTAAATACCCGCGTAATCAATGCATCAGTAAGCATGCTCATTGCTGCACCCAGGCGCTGACCGCCGTTAGTCTTCCATTCGTGTATGTGTATGTCTGCACTCTCGTCCTGCTATATAGGTCAATGCATGTGTCTGTCTGCAAATTCCCATCGCTAGTGTATGAGTATGTGTGCGCACATGACGCTGGCGAAAATAACACGCCCTGATTATCGGCAACGACATCGAATGCTTCTAGCATGGCTCGTCCTTGTTGTTTCGGATTAGATTGATGCCTTTTTGTAAAGTTTTCATCCCTAATAAAAAAGCCACCCGGAGGTGGCTAAGAGGGGGATGGCACTGCCTTACTGATTCGTTGCGGTTACCAGTGTCAGAGGATCAAACGTCCCGCCAGTGATAAGTGCCGCAGTTGCATTTGCGTTGATCGCCGGAACACCAGCGCCAAGAAGACGCGGCGCGTTTCCCACACCTGCTGTTACCTGGGCTGCAAGCTCGATGGCCAGAAGGCCAGAGATTCCGCAGTCCGTATATACGCTAGGGTCTTGTGCGGGCATGTTTGTCCTTATTTGTCCCCGTTGCCGTCAGTATCTTTCTGGAAGCGGCTTTTAGGCATTGGATAGGACTTCTTCTTATCCTTCTTGGCCTCGCGTTGTACTGAGTATCCAATAGCCACCGCTTGCTTGGGATCTTTTCCAGCCGCGATTTCCTTTTGGATGTTCTTTTCGCGGGCTTCTTTCGAACCTGATTTGATGAGAGGCATTATTTCACCAGACCACGGTATGTGCCACGACCTTGCGTGAATTTGCGAGGCTCTTTGCCAACACCCGCCGCCTTGCTGGCGTCCATCTTTTCCTTGGTAAAGTTCGTGCCAGGCATCGGATATGCCCCACAGAATTTGCCAGTTTTCAGATTCTCTAGAACCTGGCGCGTCATTTCATCGATCGACTTGGTTGCCATAACTGCTCCCATGATTTGCAAACTCGCCATGCAGCATATCCGCAGCTAGGCAATAGACTTCGTATGCTTCTTCCGGATTCCTGAAATAGCCCAAGAACCGTTGCTTCTGATCTTTGATGATCGTAGCACGCCATTTGTTCTCTCGCTTATCCCACGATACTCCCTTCATCCCCGAAGTATTCGATCTAGGACGGCCCCGATTCATCAAATTTTGCGAATTGGTACATACCCTAAGATTTTCTTTTCGGTTGTCGAGAGGATTGCCGTTGATGTGATCAACCTTGGATGGATCGGATCTTTGTAGTCCCATTATTTCTCTATGGATATATGAAAGACGCCTTCCTTTCCCCTCTACCCAAATATTTCTTACCACATAACCTTTCGAAATGTGCCAATTGCTTTTGGATAGCGATGGTAAATCTTCATCATCAACAAATACCTTGTCGCCTTTCCCTGTGACAAGGATCGCCATTACACCTTCCCCTGCGCTCTATCAAGGATAGAATCAAGTTGCAGTTTCATTTCCGCCAAGGGGATCGACGTAGAAAGAAGTGATGCAATGTCGTCACGCATCGATTTCCACTCCGCCACAGTCATTGTCATGGTCACTGTGAGCGTGCTATCCGTTGGAAGTTCCAGAGAGGCGACGGTTTGCATTTGTTTTCCTTATTTGCGAGGGGCCGGCGCCAATCCCGGCATGCTTAGGTCGAGTATTCTCTAACCCGCATCGGCTTACTTCCCCTCACGGAAAGCGATTGCTGCGGCCCATTTGGGCCTCTCTGCCGGTTTCGTTGCCCCGCGATGGGCAGGCAGATAACCGGCATTCGCGCACCGGATGCAACCGCCTTGCGTGAAAGAACTCGGGGGTTAGCAGGCGTCGAATGCGCCGGAGATGGGATGGGTAGCGCACCCGAACTTACTGACCTGCTAACCCCGGAATACTCTCCGGGCCGTCTTTCCGGCTGTCAGGATATCTGCCTGCCCATCGTAGTCGCCATGGGGCAGTGTCGCGACCTCTCGGTTTCTGCTTTCGCTTCATCAGGCGACAATGGCGACCTACACCTTCCTATCACATATCCACGGGAAGGGAACGCTCCTTACTACTTCAAACCTTAAAACTTTCCAACGATTCGCCAGATTCTACCTTAGCTTTCAGCCATTTAGGTAGCTTCCCGCGACCAGTCCATGTATTCTGCCCATCCCGATATTTCACAGGGATATTGTACTGCTTGATACCAGGATATACCTCTCGCGGCGTCAGCTTGAACTGCTCGACAAGCTCTTTGACGCGAGCAACAACGTGTGGCCGCTCCGTCTTCCAAGCCACCGCCGCCTGATCTTCCAAATCCTTAATCTGGATCATGATGTTTGCATATGTCGTCATGCAACGATTATATACTAGCCATCAATAACCGGATAGTGTCATTTAGAACTGACAACTCATCCTTTTTCAAAACCTTCCATATCCTCTGTTGGCCGTGGATTCCGTTGAAACTGCCTTGATGGCAATCTTTACATAGCGGAATGGACGTGAACCACTGCCCCTGGTTCAGTTCATGCGCATCAGACGGTCCAGAAGCCCCACAGCAGCCACAATCCATTTCCTTGATGCGCAGGATATGGGCTTGTTCTGCCACGGTCGGCTTAGGCTTGTTCTTGCTTTGCATTTGCGGCGCTTTTTACGGTTCGCACAGCATCGATAGTCGTCTTCATATCATTGCTGTCATAGACATTGCAATCCATGAGCTGGCTTGGATATGCATAGACTCCGAGAATCCCACGAATTGTTCGAATAGCCATAATCGCATCGTTTTTCTCGCGCTCCAGCTCTCGATCAGACTGAGCGCCTCCAAATGCACGCCGCGCAATATAAGCCAGCAACCCCACAAGAGATCCGATGAATGTCAGCAAAACCACAGATGGCACCAGCTTATCGATCACCAGCCACCAAATGAATCCCTCTTTAGCAGTCTCACCCAGCCCTGCTAGCGTCTGCATGATCAGTTTTAGTTCTTCCATCTCAAATCCCCCTAAACCATATGTAGTACGGCATCCACCAGATCAGCAGAATCATGCTTTCATATCCTTCAGATGGTCCATGATGTCTCTGGAACTTTCTGCATGTTCAGCCACTAGAAGTGCATCTTCCAATGCCTTTTTCCTGGACAAATCCCATGCTGTTCGCCAAACATCGAACTGTTCTTCTGAAAGAGATCCGCGTTCATAAGTTGGTTCGATGCCCATTTCTTTGAAATACCAAGCTTCAAAAGCGGTTTTCTTGTCCATATCCCATCTCCTTAGTCGATACCCTGCCCAAGGGTGATAAGCCTTCACCCATTCTCCATTTCCTACCTGTACTGCCAGTAAGAAACCAAGTGCCCAAGAGGGGCGTATTCACTTCGCTACCAGGCTTGTCTCACCCATGAATCTGATAGCTACATCCAATACCTACGCCAAGTCTGGATCGGCGTCGCCTGTGGTGTAACAGGGCCGGTCTTTTCTCCTTGGCAGCCGATGCAAGCTCACTACTTACGCGAAGGTCACGATTTAGTGGGCAGCCAGAATGCAAAAAAGCTCGCAATGCGTAGGGAAAGTGGCCGTCTGGCGGGACGGGCATCGTTTTCCGGGATAGTAGTCCACGATGCACTTCCACTTTCTCTAAACACTGCGAGCTTTAGTCTCGCCTATCCCATTAATACTTCACCTGGCTGCCACACCAGACGAATATATTATTTACTATCGATTATGCTTCGTCAACTAGTTTCTCAACAAATTTCGTTGCCTTGACGTAGTTCAGCGCGCAGAGGATGTCTAGCATCTCATCCTGGTCTAGCTTTACGCTGGCTTTCTTTACGCCCCTGGTCGCGCAGAGCCAGTTGTAGGTTTCCATCAGGCGTTCTTGTAGCGTTTGTTCCATCCCTCATCTCCAGAAAAATAAGTAAGTAATCGCCGCCACCACTACAAACAATGCGCAGGTATAAGCGATCATCCAGGTTTCGGCGTTCATGCGTACCAGAACCCTACCCGATCCCGCGCAGCTTCGTATGCGTCTGCTACCTTCCCCGCAAAGTTTGCCCGCAGAAAATCGAGCAGAATTCGATCTGCTTCTTCATGCACATCGTCTGACAGCGCCCGAAAACCCCGCTGTTTAGCATCAAGCTGATCGAGCATTTGGATTGCATCTGCTTGTGTCATTTCCCACTCCTTACCTTGTTACGGCCTCTATGGCCTCCTGAACCGACTTCACGACCTTTACGTCATCGCCCCACTCTGCATGCCATTTCTCCTGCGCTGGCGTCAGTTTTCGCTGACTTGGCGGCTTGCTTCCATCTTTCACTTCAATCAGACTAAGCATTCCCCGGAATGAAACCAGCAGATCCGGAAATCCCCCGCCCATTGCTTGCATCGGATGCACCCGGCAGCCTATCTTGCGAAGTGCATCAATGATTGCTTCTTGGTTTGCGTCTACGCGCGCCGCCCTACGCATCGAGACTCCCATATTCCATCCCAAACGCACTTTCAATTTGCCGCGCCCTGCGCTCACATATCGGCACACCGTTGCGGATACGCGACACCTGTGCGATGGATAGGTTCGTGATCGTCGCAGCCTCGCGGACAGTCATATCTCGCGTTACCAGGCTGAATGCTTGCTGACGGCGCTTGTATAGCTCTTGCAGATAGTCACCGGCTGTCATTTCCCTCTCCTGTCAAAAAGGCACTTCACCCCATTTATCGTCGCCTGGTTTATCTTCCGGCTTCGGCAGCGCCTTCATGTCAGCGAACTGCTTTGCTCCTGTAATTTGCAAAAGCGATTTGTTCGACCCGCTATGCATCACTTGCGCCGCTTTTTCAGGATTTCCAAGTAGAGCAGGAGAATGGCTCTTAAACCCGTTTTTTGTGTTCTGCGCTTCTGCAATGCCAATCATGACTGGGAGATGCTCCGGAACTTCATTCCGCATCTTGTAACCACGGTAACGGTTGACGAATTCATTTCGCAGAAACGGCCAGTCGTCGTCAGTTTTTGAACACAGTTCCAACCATCCACCCATCTCCGTCAATACACGATGAATGATCGCATCATCGAAAACAACGGATGAGTATGGGCCAACACGTCGCACGGCTTGATCCACCTTCGACCAGGCGACCAGCCCTGCATCCTGCGTAGAGCCTTCCAGCATCTTCACAACGTCTGCAGGCTTTGGCATGTACTGCCCAGTGTCCGGGTTCACGCAATGCTTGCTGAATGCCTCCGAGACGGCTTTAAAGTCAAATGGCTGCATTGCCTGCCACCAGACGCGCCCAGCAAACCCGGAATAGTCCTGCCGGTAGAAAGCGAATATATCCGACAGCAAAGCTTGAAACTGCCCAAAATCACTCTGGTTCATGGTGTGGCCCCGTTAAATTCAGCAACCAATTGCATAGCTATCTGGCGGTTTCTCGCTTCGAGCGCCTCTTGCTTGTTCAGGCCCGGCTGAACTGATCCCTTCGGACTAACCCATTCCGCCTCAAACCCTTGCCAATTTCTGGCAATGCACTTTTTCACTACTTCACTCATCGTCCAGCCAATCAGCGCAGCCTGTCGCCTGAATTCATCCCAAGCTGTAGCTGTCAATGCGGCCCCCTTCTTTTTCCTGAAGGCCAGCCATTCATCTGCAAGTTCTTCTGTCAATCCATCTTCCAGGAGGTCCGAGACGGAGAGTGCGACAGCACGACCCTTCCCTTCCTTTCCCCTTCCTTTCCCTTCCTTTCCCTTCCCTTCCCCTTGTGCATGCACAAGCCGCGTGCCTGTCGCGTCGTCCACGCGTGCCTCACGCGTCAAAGTCATTGATATGTAAGAACTTTCTTCTGGATCAGGGATATCTGACTCAGTTTCCCTGTTGTTTATCACCTGATGCTTGTGGAAGGTAGGTATGACCCCGAATTCTTCGGAATTTGACACGTACTTTCGGATGAATCCACGCGTGGCTAACGCGTCAAGCACGCGTGAAAAGTCAACGGAATCATGCGGGAGAACATCTAGCTTCAGTGTCCGTGGACGCCATTTAAAGCGCCCCTCACGGTCACAGCAGGTGAACAAACCAATGAAAGCAACCCTGATTGGAAGACCCGTTGACTGCTCTAAGTCGAATAATTCCTCGTGCTTAAAGAGTTCAGGCTTAACCGTCCTAATACGGCCCATACCTACCTCATCATCCCTTGTCCGGTCGCGTAGGAGAGGGGCTGTGGTCGCCCCGAGCAAGTCCGGGGTGCCGTACCTTGCGGTGACAGCATCCCCTCCTGCGCGACACTTGCTTTTAGCGTTATCCAAGCGGCGACCAAACCACCTGGGGCTCTACGGCATGTACTTCTTGCAAGTACACAGAGCACATTTTACTTAACTTTCACTTCATGTGCAGCGCCAGATCGCCGCATGCAACAAATTCTTTCCCTACTTGACATCCTGAGATGTGGCGCGTGCGAGGACTTCGCGGGCACTAGCTTGGCACTTTTTAAGATCCTCAACCGCACTAGACCAGTCGCTATAGGGAGTCTTGCCGCTGTTGTCTGCCTGAAACTTTACTAATGTTGAAGTCACAATCAACGATTCAAGCGCCTTAGTAACGTCCGCCAGAAGGTTCTCATGCCCGCAGGCGCGCTCTATTGCTTCTTGCTGATTTTTGGTCATGGCGACCTCCCGGTTAATTTGAGCGTTCGACGCATTAACAAGCGTCATATATTCGATTGCCATACTAGATACCAATCCAGAAGCACAGCGCAGACAGCGCCAGAAGGATTGCGACTACTTGTAGTTCACGGTTGGTCATGCTTGCTCTCCGGTGGCTTTGGCGAGAGCACTAGATAACATTTCTTTGGCATTCATAATCGCCTTAAGATCATCGATCCCGTCGCAAGGCTTTACACAGGCAATGAGCACTTCAAGTGCTTCATGTGCAGCATAAAAAAGTTCCGACGAAGCAGAAACTAGGCATGCATTAGCCTCTTGCTCTTCTTCTGATACGCGCCTCCCATCATCATCCCACCCCTGCTCTATGAACGCATACATGCGATTTACTCCTTCTGCGTTAAGTACGAAAACACATTTACCTTGTCGAACCCATTTACCATCCGTAAATTTAGTTTCCATCACTGTTTCTCCATCATCCGGCGCGCTTTTTCCAAGCAATCAAGCGTGGCTTTGCGCGGGATCATCGTTGGGTTATTCACGATGTTAGTAAGTGTACGTCGAGTAACTTTGCACTTCTTCAAAATATCATCCCACTTGCCCTTCTTCGTCACGAGCCATGCTCGAAGTTCTTCCGTACGCTGTTCTGGCGTCATGCCATCTCCTGTTGGTGTAGCTGGATTGAAGCATAGCACATCGGTGGAAAGATGCTAGGAATATTTCTACGCAGAAAGGCTTGCATCTTACGTTTCGATGCTATACAGTACGTACATCGCAGCAACACAATAGGAGATGGGAAATGCTGGTAAAGATCGAACACGAATGCGATGACGGCCTGATGCTGCAGCTCACATTCGAGTACACGAAGGGATATCAGGAAGTACGCTACCTGAGCAATGGTGATCCGGGGTATCCGGGTGAGCCCGATGAAGTAAGTCTTACCAGCGTGGGTTTGATTGGCGGATCGTATGAAATTAGCCTTTGGCCTGCGATGTGGGTTGAGGCGATGGAAGAAATGTACCGCGATGAAGTAATTGAAGCGGCAACGGAGCGGAAGGATTACTGATGGTACTAGGCCACTTCTTCAGCTTCAGCGCGCCGCAGATCCTGGATGTCATTGACGACTTCGGTCGCAAGATAGAGCTAAACATGCTGCCGAGCAAAGGATTTGACGATCCCACGTTTCAGGCTTGCCACTTTAGCCATGATGGATTCTGCGATCCGGCTTACTTCTCTTGGATTTGGGGTGAAAAATGAAATGGATTGTTCTGGCGGTTGCCATGCTGCTTTCCGCTTGTGATTCAGATACGGCAGTGGAAGTGAAGACAGAAGAAATTTCAGCCGCGTCTTTCAAAACATTCTCTCCCGCTCCGGGCATTACATGTGTTGTTTGGTTCGCAAACTACTTCCGCAAGTCTGATGCCATCTCATGCGTAAAGGATTGACGATGAAATACACCCACTTTCGCACACCACGTAGCCTGAATGACGCATTCGGCCCATATGCCAAGCTGGATACGGCTAAACGTGACTCTGCATGGGCTTACATTGGCGCTGTGGTGGTTATGGCAGTGCTGGGCCTGATGTTCGCTTGGAAGGGCTGATATGGACGGACAAGAGTTTTACGAGACAGTGCAGAGACAACAGGAGATGGAGGAAAGCATGAGCATTGCAGCAGCCTTCGTGAAGGCACAAAAGGCGTTCGCGCCAGCATTGAAGTCCAGCACAAACCCACACTTCAAGTCGAAGTATGCTGACTTGGCTGCATGCGTGGAAGCGGTAATTGATGCACTGCACGCCAACGGAATCGCGCTGATCCAGCTTACGCACGAATGCGATAATGGTGTGATTGTTGAGACACAGTTCCTGCACGAATCCGGTGAGCGCATGTCTGGCGGAAAGCTCCAGGTTCCAGCAGACAAGCAAAACCCGCAAGGGTATGGCTCGGCACTTACGTACGCCCGTCGCTATAGCCTGATGGCCGCATGTGGGATCGCGCCGGAAGATGATGATGGCAATGCGGCGACACAGCCGACCCAGCGAAAGACTAAGCTATCGCGCGATGATCTGTCTGGATTCCTTGACTATATCGATGTGGCGGAAACCGTAAAAGCGCTGACAAATCTCTACCATCAGGCACAAGCTGGCGGCGCTGACGAAAGCCAAATGGAAACCATCAGCGCGGCATGTGCAGCACGGAAAGCAATCATTCTCGGGAGCCAAGCATGAGCCAGCAATACGATAATTCGAACCGTGGCGCATTGTTCGTCAATGACCGAAAGCAGTCGGACAAGCACCCCGACATGCAAGGCAAGATCAACGTAGACGGCGTTGATTACTACTTGTCCGGCTGGTGGAAGCAGACAGCTAAGGGCGAGATTCTTTCGCTGGCCCTTGGCAAGCGGGTAGATGAGCGTCCGACGCAGCAGACGCAGACTTCGCGTGGGCGTGGTAGGCCAGCCGCTATGCAAGAACCACGCTTTGAGGATATTGACGACGATATCCCATTCTGACTTACAGAATAAAGGAGATGGGCCATGCAGGATACGCCTCAAGAAATCCTCTTGGCCCGGGGAGCTTACGCTACGATCCGGGCTGAATACAAATCACTGCTAGTCGATTTCGCCAAGGCATGCGAAACACTACGCAACCGCCATGCCTACGCACTGAAGGCGATCCAAGAAGGGACGCTAGACAACAGCGTCTTCCAGGACATGCGAGAGGATATTGCTTACCTGGAATCGATGTCGGCACAGATCGCGGCGCTGGCAAAGGAAGCGGCTGAAATCAAGGTGACGGCATGGCCCTAAATGAAGACATCGATATCTTCAAAGCCCTTGACTGGCTACGAGACTCCGCGCCCCTCTACGCCAAGGCTAAAGCAGAACGTGTGTATTTGGAAGAATACCGCAAGAGCAAAAAAGCCATTCTCATGAAAGCTGTGGAGAAAGAATATCCATCGGCGGCAGGCCAGGAAAGGGAAGCGTATTCCAGCCCCGAGTACATCCAGCTACTGGAAGCTCTAAAGATCGCGGTAGAGCAAGAGGAAACGCTACGCTGGCGTATCGTTGCATGTGAAGCACGTATTGAGTGCTGGCGAAGCCTTGAATCTAGCCGGAGATTTGAGGCGAATCAGGTTAAATAGTGCTTGCTATATATAGAGCATTGATATATGATTACTCCATCAACAACGGAGATGGGAATGACAAACAACAACGACGCGCGCGGGGCGCTGATAGCGGCATTGGCAGCGTTACGCCGCTCGCGAGGACGCTGATTATGGCCCTTGTCGATTTGCGCATTGCCCGTAACAAAAGCGAGGCACTGGCGCGGGAGAAAACTCAATGAAAGAAGACCTGAAATCTTGCCCGTTCTGTGGAGGGTCAGCAGCCGTTGAAAATGGCCCCGCACATATCTGGTACGTGCAGTGCAAAGATTGCGGCATCGATGGACGCATCGGGCGGATCGAGAAAGAGGCAATAGATGCGTGGAATCGACGTGCCGCCGCATCATCGCAGCAGGAAATGGGATCGAATCGCTTGACCGCTGACGAAATTCTGCGCCGCGCCGAAGGGCTGAAGTTTGATGACGAAGGCGGCGCAGACCGGTTGGTTGATTTCGTGCGCTCACTTTCGCTGCCTCCCGCATCGGCGCAGCAGGATATTCCTGAGAACTGGAAAGAACTTATGTCGTTCTACGACGCCGATACGCCGGAAGCAATGGTTGAGGCAATGGAGAAGCACATTCTGCAGCTTCAGGCCACAGTGCTGAAGCGCGGTGGCTACGGCCAACAGGTTGAAACTAAAGTTCGGGAGGGCTGACCATGACGGGTGAACAAACATCGGCGCAGCAGGATGAGCGCGAGGCCGAAGCGTGGTTGATGGAACTGTGCTCGGCGTGGGATTTTGGAATTCCTGGCGGTGCGTTCGGTGACATCGTGCGACGCATCGCGGGCACCTCGCAGGTACAGGCCGATGCGCGAGTCCGAATCCCGGCCGGATACGTTTTGCAACCGATTGAAGAGGCACGCGCATCCAAGCAGGTACAGGCCGATGCGGGGGCGGTGGCGGAGGCCGATGATTTACTTCGCGCCTGCCATCGCTGGCACGCGGGCGACGGCCACACAAAGAAGCGCATCGAGAATGTTCGCGAAGCTCTTGCCGCCTACACGCGCCCTGCGGCAGAGAGCGGCAAGAGGGATGCGGAGCGGTATCGGTGGCTACGCTTGTCTGGCTATGCAGAGATTTACCTGCACGATCAGCCTAATGTAGATAGTTGCAAAGATATATGCGGAGGCGCGCTAGATGATGTTATCGACGCCGCCATGTCCCGCGAGCAGTCGGGAGGCGACCGTGGCTGAGTACGAAAAGCAATTTAACGAGCGCGGTGGCTATCGATACGACTGGCAAAACCCGCCAGCGCCGGGAACGAAATTCCTTGACTCGTTTGGCGACGTGGTTGTCTTTGAGGAAATTGGCATCGCAGGAATGCTCACTTGCACGCGAGAAAGCGATGGCCTCCAGTCAATGTATCAGCCAGAACTGCTGCGGCTGATGGCAGGAGAAACAGAATGAGCGAGAAGCTGGATTTGGATGCGCTGGAGCGCGCAAACCTCGGCAGGGTGGTCCGCCCCGAGGATTGGATGGCACTGCTGGCGTATGCGCGTGACCTGGAGCGCCGGGCGGAACTTCGCAACATGCTTCTGCGTGAGCAGACAGACCGCCTCGGCGCCGCGAACCTTCGAGTGATCGAACTGGAGAGCGCCAGCCAGCCTGGGGGCGGGGAGGCGGTTCTCGCGCCCCGGGAAGCGACGGAAGAAATGCTGAATGCCACTCGCGGCAAGAACTGCTCTCCCGGAACGTGGAACAACTGGCAGAAGAAGCGCCACGCAACGATCTACCGGCAGATGATCGCAGCACTCGCCGCCCCGTCTGCGGGGAATGGCGGGAAGTAGGAATCATGAGCCGAACTAAACAAGCCCTAGCCTGGATGGCAGAAAACAAGACAACTGTCTACGCCGCAGCGAAGCACTTTGGCCTGGCGCCTACTACGCTGTATGTCTATATCAAGAAACATGGTCTTGCAGTGCCTAAGCATTGCCCGATGTGCGGGAGAGAAAAGTGAAGTGTGTAGCATGGACTGAAGAAGAAAAGAACATTCTTCGTGAGAACTGGAAGGGGCGAAACTTTATGGATGATCTGTCGCGATTGCTTCCAAATAGAACGATGGAAGCAATCCGCAGCGCCGGCAAGAGAATGAAATGCCATAAGAACCACAAAATTACGCCATGGGTAGCAATCCAAGAAGTCTTAGAAGATAAAAAACCGCGCTGCATTGATGAACTAATTAGCGAAACTGGATATTCAGAAAAGGCAATCAGAACCGCGATCCGCATGTATTTTGATGATGGAATCTATGTAAGAAAGTGGCATAGAGAGAAAGAAGGGGACAAATGGCGTCCTTTCTTCCTTGTTGGGCGCGGTAAAAGCGTCTCAAAGCCGGCGAAGATTCCAAACTACATCGCCCAGCGAAAGTATCGGGAAAGACTGAAAAAAGAGCCAGAAAGGCTTGCTAAGGTAGAGGCGCGGCGAAAGTTTCGAGATCGTGGCGGAGTGCAGGTAAAACCTGACATTGCAGCAGCTTGGATGTTTAATTAATGCATAAGCAGTTGAAACAAATTATTACCACGACTGTCAAAGCGTGGAGTATTCCGCTAGGGCCGGATGCCCTATTACATGGGGAACAAAATGAAGAAGACGTTTGCAATTGCAGCATTGGTGTTTTCGACGGGAGCATTTGCCGCGCAAACCAATACGGGTTGTCAGGGAAATTGCCCGGGTGATTCCATTACGAATCAAGGAGGGGTAGGTTATGGTGGCAATGGGGGTAATGCGACTGCTGGCGCTGTGGGTGTTGCTATCGCTGGTGGTGGCGCTGGCGGTAGCGGTGGTGCTGGTGGCGCCGGTGGCGCTGGTGGTTCGGTTGTCGGCTCCGGGAATTCGTCGGCTACGGGCGGTGCGGTTGTAGGGTCGGGGAACTCGACGCAAGGCCAGCAACAAGGTCAGAATCAGGGCCAAAGCCAGGTTGCAAAGGGCGGCAACGCCAATCAGGGTCAGTCGCAGTCGTCGCGAAATGACAATCGAAGCTCCGCTAGCAACCAGAACAGTAACGCGAACAGCGGCAACAATGCGCAAACGAGCGTTTCGGTTCAGGGGGATACGGTAACGTATCAAGCGCCTCGTATCCCGGTTGCCACGGCATATGCGCCGAACATCGCTCCGACTGCCCTGTGTAAGTTCGGCGTGTCTGGTGGCGGCCAAGGAATGACGTTTGGCTTCTCGGTAGGTGTATCGATCACAGACGAGAATTGCATGTTGCTGGAGCAAGTTCGCACTGTGAGCGTGATCCTCGGCCAGAAGGAAGTGGCGCAGGAAATGATGATGGCAGTACCGGCTTATGCTGAAGCTGTAGCGCGCATGAAGGGCGTGAAGGCGACGGCGGGAACCGATGTAAAACCGGTTTCGGTGCAGGCTAAGGCTGAATATACGGACCCAATCATCCGTAGTCGGCTTGGCCTGCCGCCACTGAAGTAATTACTTCTTATCAGCAGGGACCGAGTTAGCAAGTAGCTCGGTCTTCTGCTTGCTTCCAGCCGTAGAGCCAAAGTAATACGCCGCAACCTGTTCGGCTTTGGCAGATAAATAGCCGATGATCGTACCAGCCAAAACGCTATCCGCGCTCATCTGCTTAAACAGGACGCCATAGGCCATCCCGAGAAAACCGCCTACGATAAGATAAGCAAGGATGCGAGGCGTGTAATCCTGCACCGACATCTCGCGCTTTCGGGCGCTATCCCGATCATCAGCGGCGATCTTTTCAAGAGCCTGGATGTTTTGGAAACCAAGTTCCTGCATTCTGGTTGCAAAAGCTTGATCTGCTTGCTTGATAGCCAACATTTGTTCTGGCGTGGCGCCAGATAGCGCCTGTTTGATCGCGGATTCCGTTTTATCTGACAACCCAAGCGCATCAGCAAGAGCGCCGACAGCCATCCCCCCTAGCGGGCCAGTAATCGCTGTAGCAATCCACGGCGCAACAGTTCCAACTACAGCTTTCCAGTCCATTAAATATCTCCCGCAGCATCATTCAGATTCTTGGCAATGCGCCTCGCCCATCCCTTCCCAAAGGAAGGCCAACCGCCTGCATTGGTCATGTACTCAAGTCTCTCTGCATTGAAGCGAAGCAGGATCTTTGGCACCTTTTGTGCATTGATTGCAGCTAGGGACTGAGGTCCAATAACGCCATCATCTGGCACGCCAACAGCGCGTTGCAGCATCTTGATCGCAGCCGATACGCCAGAATTCACAGCAGCATCGAACAACTGGAAGCCAATAGCGCCATCATAAAGACCCGCTTTAGCCCGATCCCAATAGTCCCGCTTATAGATCAGCTTCGCATCGTCTTTAGTAAGCGCCTTGATATCGACGCCAGGATAAGCACGCTGCGAGATGCCCCAATTCGTTAGGCCACCTGGATCAGCCGGATTGTTGACTAGACCGCCTTCATGACCGATAACTCGGTCGAATGCCTCGTCAAAGTTCATCGTTGGTCGCTCGCACGTTGGATTTGAAACTCAAGCCCAGTCACGCGACGCTCAATCTGCACCATCTGATCCCTCGCTTCTCGAAAAAGGTATGCAGACGTTGGAATAACGATAATCGACATGACGAGAGTCCCGCCGACAATCTTGTTCTTCAGGCCGCTTACCTGCTTCGATACTTCATCTAGACGATCCCCATGCTTCGCTACTTCGGAAACGATGGCAGTAAGCCGTTCAGTCTGTCCTCGCGCACTTTCTTGGACAGATGCCATTGTCACTTGTAGCTGGATCATGGAGTCCAGTTTCGCCGGGATACCCTGTAACGCTTCCACCTGGGCCTCCAAACGGGCGAATTTTTCCCTTAACTCTTGGTCCATAAATTCACTCATTCTTGACCCCGGTTTTCACAAAGAATTATAGTTCTGCACGGAGAAAGATTTTTGCATTGGCATTTGCAGAAAGCAAAAGCACACTATTCCCAGCGGTAAACCCGGACGCAACCGTCATTGCCAAAGAAATATGATTTGGTGTGGCGCCCTGAGTACTAGCTCCCGAGACGGGAATGCTTACACCAGCAGAATTAGTCAGAGAGAAATCTGATGCAGCACTTAATGCTGCGGAAGGAGCAATGCGCATCTGAGAACCAATAAATGGCAAAAAAATCACGCACTGTGTACCGCTAAATGTCTGACCTGTGCCGAACGTATCACCACTGCCAGCAGATGTAAGAACCTGAAGATATCTATTACACAAATCGTTCTCAACGCTGATGAATCGTTCTTCGAACGGGGTAACACCACCGATCTCTAGCTGAGGCTTGAAGAATGTTCCATTGCTGAACCGTACCGTGGCATTCGTATTGGCTGGCAATGCGAAAGGCGCACCCTTAGTTACGGCGCCACCATTTACAGTAGCAGTAGCCGTGCCGGTCCAATTCATGAAATAAGTACCGCCCTCGATATTCACTCCCTCAATAACCTGCTCCACACCACCAGCAGGAGCCGTCATGTTTAGTGCATTGCCAGATGTGGAAAATGTCAGATTTTGGCCAGATACAACAACTCGCCAACGATCAATGGTGTATTGATTAGCAATAGTTGTTGCGGTGCCGGATACATACCCAGCTTGATTGACGTTGCCCCGTGCATTGATTAGCTTATTACGCCATCCGAATGCAGAGGCTCCTACTGCTGAAGTCGGGAACGATACGCCGATGAACTGAAATTGCGTCCCGTCATACACCACATTTACAACAGCGCCAGATGGAATGTCCCCAATTGCCAGTGGAGTGGCACCGTTTTTAGTGACGTTTTTAGCCCCTAGGCTATTGATGTTGAGCGTTACAGTCGATGTGGTATTTGCGCCGGTAGCGACGAATCGGAATGCTTGTCCTGCTACATATCCAGTTGGCCCAGGAGCAATCGTGCCAATGATCGTATCCGTCCCGCTAACCGTCAGCCATTGTGGCTGCCCATCCTGTACTTGGCCATAGGCTGCGTATTCATTACGGTTGAGAGCGTTTGCAACGGACGTATGCCGGAAGTTGCCCATCGGCAAATTCGCGATAGGCACAGTCTGACCATCATAGGCAAGAGATTGCGTCAGTGCCGTAGCAATGTCATTGCTAGTAGGATTCCACCAACCAGACGATGAAATGACAGTGCCAGGTACGGTAGGATTTGATGCGGGTAATGTGTACGACCCTGAGCCGTTACGGGGCATTATATTCTCCGAATCTGTGCTATGCTTAAATCATTAATTAATGGAGCGACACATGACTACGACAGAAATCGCCGCAATCTTCCCTCTGCTCGCCGTTCTCATCATCATTGGCTACAAGTCACTTCTTGCCAGGTTTAACCGGTGGAACGCTGACCGCAGGTTGAAGAAGCAACTTGGCAGCTAGATCAGCCTCCGCTTTTGTCATCTTTCCGGATTGTTTTGATAAATCTGCAGCAAGCGCATCTGCAACGAAGTTGCGTTCTTCAATACCTTTTGTTGCGGATCTAACAAGATTCCCTGCTAGTCTCGCGCCAGGAATAGGCGCTTTCTCGATTGCATCAGGAATCCGGCCCATCAAATTAGCTGCCACTGCGGCTGTATTGGATGTGTTTACAGCAGATGCAGCCGGGAACGAATTAATATATGAGCCAACTCGCGCAACTCGTTGAATCTGATCCACTTCATCAGGTGAGAAAAACGCCCCAAGCTTTGCTGTTCCAATACGGCGCAATGCTTCTGCATATCTATCTGGAGAAAATTGCTTGTCGCCAGCAATGTTCGTTCCAAATGCGGCACGATTCAATTCATTGCCAAGCTGAGCCCTAGCTTCAAAATATGCATCAGGAGCCGTTTCCTTAAGTAGCTTTGCAAGCCCATTAACTTCGTTGGTCTTGCCATTGATGACGAAACGTTTAACAAAGTCATCGGGCGCCGTAGTGCCTTCTGCTGCTGCCTTCAATGCCGGAACGGCTTCTTGCAAAGCGAACCGCTCTTTAGCCAACTTCACGGCAGGAGCAAACGGGCCGCCTTGCGGATCAGCCTCCATCACAGCACCCTTAACGGATTTCAGGAGTTCTCCGAGCGCGCGATTTGTAGCGGCATCATTTCCATAGTTCGCATTGATAACTTTTTGCAAACGATCTGCATCCTCAATGGTGAACGTTTTTTTCTGTGTACCACTGAGAAGGCCAAGTGCTTCAAAGTTATTCCGGACGCCGCTAGGAACCTTATCGCCAAAATCCCGAACAACTTCGGCGTACTTTTGAGCCACTCCGCTGAGTGGAACATTGAGATCCTTCCCAGTGGATTGCCGCGCAGCAGAATAAGCAGCACGGATGTCTGCGCTCATTGCATCATCAGCCGCAGACAGAGATTTTGTCAGTACATTCCCTGCTTGGTATGGCTCAAGTGGAGAGCCACGGAATTTATCAAGGATGCCTTGAAGTTGATTGTTCTGAGTCGAAAGTCTAGCCAATAGAGGGTCACCAACGCCTTGCAGCCCACGGATATTACGCTCCCGAGCATATTGCGAAGGATCGCGAGTGATCTGGCCTAGAGTTGGATCAATACCAAGTTCCCGGAAGTCATTAGCGCGAACTGCCGCTTTAGGATCTACAGCAGGGTTACGGAGCAATTGTTCCGCGATAGCGCGCTCATCCGCAATAGATGCAGCAGTTCCAGATTCACGGGAAACTTGTTTGACAGCATCCCTAGCAGCCTCTGGAATATTGGATGGAGAAATAGGTGCGCGGGTTGGCGAAGACAATGCACGGCCCAATGCGCTAACTCCAGCAGACGTAGCCACAGGAACCGTAGCCCCAACCAATCCAGCGCCTAGTTGCGCGCCAATGCCGCCTCCTGCCTCGCGAGTCGCGCCAGATCCTGCTGCCCCTCCCATTGCGGCTGCAAGTTGAGTTCCAGGAGCAGTAGTGAGAGCGGCGCCGATTCCTTGTGCGGCAGGAACATTCATCAGCGATTGCCCGAGTCGATATTGACCGCCCGTTCCAGCCATTGCACTAGCTACATCCTGGACAACACGCTCCGTTGCATTCTGTGGCTGAGGAAGCCCAGCAGCATTCATCGCCTGTTGCGTAACCTGCGATGGCATCTGCAATTGCGGGATATTTGTTCCCGCAACGTTATTAACACCGCGCACGCCCATATTTATGAGCGAGTTAAGGGCATCCCCTGCCATCGTAGGTAGCGCCGAAATCCCGGTCGCGCCCGCGCGAGCCGTCAAACCAATCTGGCGGCCCAATTCATCGAGTGCAGATCCTGCCTGTTGTGGCTTCTGCGCAGGAGTTTGCGAAACTGGCGCAGCTTTCGCCTCACCAGGCGAGCCAAAGTAAGCCGTGAATGCGTCTGCCTGCTGTGGCGCCGCTTTCGTATCGCCAGAGAAATAGGAACTGAACGCATCCGGTGCGTTCGTGTCGCCAAGCGTATTTACTGTGCTGGCCATTTTCGTTCCTTGATTTCCTTGATATGCGTTAGTTACTTTTTCTAGATAAGCGCGGGTTTTTGGCCCCCAGTTCTTTTGGTCTGTGCCACCGTGATATGCAAGGATTGCATCGTTAGCATTTCCATATCTCGTTAGATTCTCATCCAGCAGTTTAGCAGCACCAAAGATATTCTCACGAGGATCAAATGCGTTTTTGACGCCCAACGATTTCGCGGTGGCAGGCATCAATTGCGCAACACCCTGTGCGCCAACCTCAGAAACGGCATTGGGATTTCCGCCACTTTCTACATTGACGACAGCGCGCAAAAGATTAGGGTCAACGTTATACGTTTTCCCTGCCTCTTGGAAAATCGCCGAGTAATCAGCCATTACTGCCCCGGAAGTTGAATCCAGCCATTTTGCACGGCAAAGTTAAACTTTTGCTGGAATACCTTGCGCTCATTTGCCGGCATGGAATCAACCATCTTCTTAGCTTCTTCCTTTGATTGGTAAGGAATCATGAAAAGACGCGGGTCATACCGCTTATTCCATTCCGTCTGGAACTTGCTATAGCTACCGGGGCCGTTCTGATCCTTCCATGCCTGCCATGCTTCGCCCTTCTTTTCCTGTGCATCCACGTTGCCGGACAGGAGATCGATGATCCCCTTGTTGCCAAGCTGAGACAAAGCCTGGTTCGGATTCGTCTTGATCGCTGTTTCGAGAGTCGATTGCGCACCGCCAGAACCAAGATCCTTGAATTGCTGCATCGCAAGCTGACCAGCGGCCTTATTAAACATTTCCTGCGAGGCAATCGACTTCGGATCAAAGATGTTTCCGAATGGCGAGTTAGCATTAGCCAGCTTCTTGGCCGTCAGCTTCCAATCGGCGTTAGGATCACCGGACTTGAACTCATTAAGCGTTTGGCGAAGTTCGCCAAGGAACAGTCGTTGATTCGGCGCAGCGCCAGCTTGTTCCTGCGTTTTCAGTCCCTGCTCTGCTTGCTGGCGTCCTTCAGTAGCCGCAGCCTCAGCCGTGCCGAGACTAGGCGCAGCGGCAATGCCGCCACCGCCCATCCGGCCTGTTCCGAGAGGGCCTTGATTGCCCCCACCAAGAACGCTTGCTTTCGGGACAATCTCCATCTGCTGCGTGTTGGGATTGAAAATCTGCTGTGTTTCGCCTTGCGCCGCACCACGAGCCTTTGCGCCTGCAATGGCCTCCGTCGCCCCGGTGTAGCCTGGAATCGGCATCGTCCCGATGAAATTGCCCTGCGCATCATACGCAGGCTGCATACCTTCACCGATATTCGGGTTCTGAGCGAGAACCTTTTGCGGGTTCAACGGATCTCGATACACCTGCCCTGCGCCGCCAGCCAAAGGCGCGATAAATCCAATTTGGGCCGCACGCTTGGCATTTACGTCTTGGATTTGCTGTGGCGTAAAACCTGCCTGCCTACCAAGCTGGGTTGCCTCCGTAGGCTTGTAGTATGGCGCGAGGAATTCCTTGGAATACGCGGCTGGGTCACGCAGGTATTCTTGCGCGGCCACGCCAACAGGAAGACCAGCAGGATTCAAAGCGCCGCCAGGTTGAAGTGGTGCAGGCTGTACTGATGCTTGCGGACTAGTGGCGCCCATCGCCTGCGCCAATTGTGCGGCGTTGGCATTCGTCGGTCCTACACCACCTTGCGAATCTCCAAGGGCTGTAGCAAGTTGCTCGGTTGTCGGCCCGGATTGTACAGATGGCATTCCCTGACCCGTAAGCGTGGCCCATTGCTGCTGTCCAAGATTCTGCAATTCTTGGCTGGCCTGCTTTTGCAGGAGTGCCCCACCTAGCGCAGAGGCAAGCTGCGTCAAACCGGCCCCAATACCATAGGTCGGGACGTATTGATACCCGCCACCAGCCGGCTTATAAGCATCCACATTGCCGCGCATGCCGCTCTGGATCAGCGCCTGTGCAAGTGCCTGCTTTGTCTGTAGGTCATACAGATTCGACTGATATTGAGGGAGAACGGTAAAGCCGGAGCCAGCCATTTATTGCCCCATGAGATAACGTGCCAATGCGGCGTTATATGAACTATTCGGCGTGACCGTAGCGGTAGGGCGCTGGGTCTGTTGATACTGTTGATTCGTCTGGATCGTGCCTTGATTCTGGTCCGGCTGAAGCTGGCGAATACCTTGGTTGATTAGCTGTCCATACTGCTGTTGCGATAGACCATTACCACCAAACAGGCCAGCCCCACCAGAGCCAAGCAGACCGCCACTGCTGAATAGTGGCGCGCTAGTTCCAGTCAAAGAGCCGCCTGCCGCGCTACCACCAAAGAACCCACCACCGCCAAAAGTCGGCGCAACAGATCCGCCTTCAAAGATCCCAGGCAGAACCGAACTACCGACTCCACCGCCATATCCTGCTGCGCCACCTAGCGCCGCCTCACCACCCCCAGCGCCGCCCAACGCAGCGCCACCGCCTCCGGCACCACCTGCGCCCAACGCGCTACCAATCGCAGGTGCCGCAAACATGCCACCTACTACTGTGCCAATAGCACTACCTGGCTTGTCTGCAATGACATTCGAGATCTGATCTACACCAGGAACATACCGACGAACCGGGTTGATCGTCTTATCAACCTTCTCGAACGGTTGCATGACCTTAGACAGCCCAGTATTGACAAGGCGCGGAATCTCAACCGATGTGAGATTCACATACTTGTCGCCGCCAATCCATGCAAGCGGGTCTGTATATTTCTGGAACTGCTTGCCAACGTTCCCAAGAAGGGAATCGTGGTTTCCAGACGCGAAGATATCGCCAAGCCCGAACATTAGATGCTCCGGTAATCAACCATCAACAGGCCACATGCATCTGTCACCGCATGGCTAGGCGCTTCTTGGGCTAGCACGCCGATCCTTCGCTTTTGCTCGAAGACATAGCGATAAGAATAAACTGGGGTTCCATTCCATTCACCGACCCGTTTAATATCGCGTTTCGTGCGAGCATCGGACATCAAATAGGCGGCACCAAGCGTACCACCAAGCCCCATCAGCCCACTAGTAAATTGATTTGCCCCTTGTTGGCGAGCATTATATTGACCAAGTTGGCCTTGATATTGGTTATTAATATAACTTCCAATATCGGCAGGATTTACGCTGCTTGTAGCAGGGCCAGAATACCCTGGAATCATTTGAGCAATATAGCCAAGATTTTGATAAGGAAGCTGTGAAACACCAAGCATTTGCCCAAGTGTAGTATTTGCTTGGCCAACATTTCCAGCTTGTTGACCAATAAGCCCCGCCTGCTGGCCAATCAGCCCCTGCTGAGCCTGCATTTGGTTTAATCCAAGTTGCTGGCCTTGTGTAATTGCTGAGTTTGCAGCTTGGTTATATGCAAAATCCTTGTCCCGCTGGAAATTTCCCATCGCATTATTATAAGCTTGGGAACCCGGAGCAAGACCTTGGGCGGCAAGTTTAGCCTCTAATGATTCTTGCTGTTGAGCATATTGAGGGTCCAAATATGAGGCTGCCTGACGATAATATGCGTCCTGCCCAACCTTCATTGCATCAGATGCATTCAGTCCAGACAGTTGATTGCCAAGAGACCCTAATTTTGTATTCAGATCATAAAACTCATTACCATTTGAATTTAACGCGTGATAAATATCACCCTGTGAACCAGAACTATTTAATACGTTTGAAAGTTGCTGGTTTAGTATCCCTTGAAGCTGAGGATTTGCACTTACATTCGTGCCATAGATCGGAGCCCCGGTTTGCTGGTCATACCCAGTAATAGAACTGGTTTGCGAACCAAACGGGTTGGTGTAGTTGTTCAGATTCAGTGCTTTATTATAAGCGCCGGTCTGCTGATTCATTTTCGTCGCAGCGTCAGCCACGACATAAGGATCTGGCGCAGATGGCGAAGAACCACCACCCTTTCCGCCGCCGATACCTTCCAATGTTTGAGGACGATTTTTACCGAGAGCCTTGCGGAAGGCTTGGATCGGGAGATCCGGATACTCCAAGGAAGTCGAGTAATGCCGCATAGTATTTGCCTGTCAGGAACCGGCATTCTTCTTTGAGCATGCCGTAGATAATCATGTCTGTTCCATCGGCACAAGCGGCGCGGAGTCGTCCCTCCTGCTTGAAGCCTAGATGCTCATCGAATCTTTGAGCATCCTCATTGTCTGCCCGGACTAATCCGGTTATCCGGTTGCATTTTAGCTGAATAAACGGATATCGGAAACAAAATGAAAGATATGCCGGCGTCATCCACTGGCGAGAGCCATCAGATGCCACATGCATCATCACGTTGTGGCCTTCATGGTCCGAGAAAACGACTCCTGCAATCAGACGATTGTCGCTCTCCAAACCAATACCTATTGCGCGTTCAAATGGCTTTTCATTGAGCTTGTCAGCGACCCAATGAACGACCTCATCCGAGTTGTAGAGAACAATGCGCTTCATGCGTCTACCCGAAAGTGCCATGTTCGGGCTCTCTTAATTAAAGATGACATTGCCAGCGAAAACCCATAGATCTTAGTCGCTTGTATTGTGGTCATACCGTTTCTCATGTTCCAGTATGCCTCAATCACAATTTCCACAGGCCATGTGGCTCGAATCTTATTGCGCGTAGCCTGTCGAGACTTCATATTTCTATCTGCTGTGTTTTCTGCATTTGTTCCTAGCCACAAATGATCTGGATTGACACAGGCTGGATTGTCGCAGGTATGACACACATGCAAATCACCAGGATCACCTTTAGATAGTTCATATGCAAATCGATGCGCTAATTTTGCTCGCCCCCACCTACCATAGCCGTCTTTGTTCTTAAGGCCGGTCCATATCCAGCAGTCCCCTGATTTGTCGACCTTTTTCCAGAAGGCATCGATATGACGCTTTAGATCTTGCTTTACCCCTTTCCTGGGCTTCCAGTTTTCACGACCAATAGCGACGCTATAACACTCAGTGCAGCCGCCACTACGGAACCTAGGAGCAATATGTCCGTTTGGGCATGATTTTCCGGTCCAGTAGTGGCTCAAACCAAGAGCAACCGCCTCTTTCTTGCTTAATGCAAGCTTCTTGCCTCTGAAAAACTCCATGATGTTCTCTTAGCGTTTATAACGCATAGAGATTATCACAGATATTACGACTATACAATGGTCGTCAAAGTATGCCGCCGTCGCTCATCAGGTAATCCGTGCTGGCCCAGTTCACAGAAGCATCGAGAGAACCGATGCGGAAGTGGATAGCGGCGGAATAACCTACGCCAGAGATGTATTGCCAATCCTTTCGGACTAGAGAATCAGTGCCCCAAATAGCGTTATCCCATAGCCCAGCATCCCAAATACCATAGGTCGGCTGAGAGAACCCAGGAGTGCCGACAGGAGGCGTCGTATCGTAATCGACATTGAGACCCATCTGAATACCAGGGGCCCCATTCGTCTGAATGATCGGACGAGCCATGACCCATTGCTTTAGCTGGGATGATCCCATGTAGGAGAATGCCTGCAAAGCTTCGCCCACAATAGCCGATCCGTTGTCGTCATAGGAACCGTCCCATGCGCGAACAACGACGCCATTACCCCCATAGAATGGTTGCTCGTTAAACAGGTCCCAGCAGTTCGCCGCCCATCCTGTAAAGCGACACCATGCTCCCGTGATGGTATTCATCACATATTGCTCCTGATTCCCGACTGATACAGGGATGTTCAGGAACAGCATGTTATTCGTCGGAAACAGCATCGTCTGCCAGCCGAAAATACCGGCATACAGACTTGTCGCTACGTTGATCTGACCATCGATTTTTCCGGTCAAATTCACCTGCGTATTGACGCGAGAAGATGCGAGGGCTTTAGTGAATGGTGCCAGCCCATCACGCCCGATGTAGACCAGATCGCCACCCATCTTCATGAGACAGCGTGTGGCCATCGGCGCACCGAGTTTCCAGACGCCTTTCTTACTAAATGTCGTAGGTTGGCTAGGATCAGAGCCTTGGTAAATCGCCACTTCACCCTGATTCGTCACGAAACACAGGTAATCCGTCATACCCGACGAATCACCAGCATCTACCGTCCAGACACCAAGAGCCACCAGATATGAGCCACGTTGGAATACGGGCGTCAGATCAAATGCCGTAGCTGCGCCCTGGATCGCGCCAACCGCCAGATACCAAGCCGTTAAAGACTGCTTCTGGATCATCCATACCCGATTCGCATATCGGTCGATATGGATCATGTCCTGCGAATTTGCTCCGGTAAGGGCCATCGCGGACCATGTAGTTCCGTCATAGATGCGACCAGAGTCCGCACCATTCACCATCAACAACTTCACCCCGCCAGAGTTTGCAAAGTTGATGTACTGCCACTTGTCGTTTGTCTGACTAGTCAGGACCGGCGCACCAACAGCGCCAGGCGATGTCACGTCATAGACATTCCCCCCTGCCGCCGCAAACATCTTGTTTGTACTGGCCGTTGGGTTGTAGACCATCAGGCTATTCACCTGATTGCCTAGCCCGGTTGCCCAATTGGTTGAGCCTTGCCTAAGCTGAACGCTTGTCGTCGCAGGAAAGAAGTTTTGCAGGATAACAGCGTCCTGCGGGTCCATATTGGCGATATTGTCACGCGCATTCCACCCGCCAGTCGGGGCCGGAATAGACGTGGTGCGCGAGACTTGCTGGCGCGCAATTTGGCTTTGAGCTTTGCGTACCATTAGATCGGCCAGGAACCGGACGGGACCAATACCCCGGGAAAAATATCGTAACGAGCGGAACCCATGTTGATGATGTCCTTGGTTCCGTCACGGGCATAGCAATCCGCTAGGAAATCTTCGTAATCCGCGAATTCCTGCGCATACTCTAGGCCTTTGGCCTTCTTCCAGCGCCATTCAAGACCGAGCTTGAATAGATCCTCTCGTAGCAGGATCGTATCGCTATCCATGATGAAGCGGTTTTGCCCAACTCCACCAGCGGACTGGCACCAGTTTTGCGTGGTGTATTGGAACCAGCAATGTTGTCCTACTGCTGGAACCGGGAAGAATAGTATCTGGTCGCCCTGGATGATGAACTGATTCCATGGGCCGGCGAATACAGCCGCCTGAACCTGTTGGTAACGCTGAGGCGTCATCGGCCCATATACAGGACGGCGAAGATCGCGGTTCCAGATCGTATCGTTGAGGATATTTTTCATCCCCGGCGCGATGGTAGAAACAAGCCCCTGAAGCTGTATAGCAGTCGTCAGGAACGTCGCTTCTTTCGTCAGGACCTGCCAGTCCTTATTAGACAGCCATTCACCCTCCTTATTGGCGAGAGCGACTAGCTGTGTAATGGCCGGATCGGTTGATTGTGCCGCTGCGCTGGGCGTAGGCAAATTAACACGCTGGGCCACATCCTGAATAATGGTCAGGCAGGTCATATTCTTTACTCTTTAGGCGGGCGTCCACGGCGCGGCGCACCGATAGAATCATCCTTGATTTGGCGCTGCAAGTCCATAATCACAGACTCCAAATCCTTAACGCGCTCTTGCAGGTCTTCGTTCTGCTGTTGCAGCGCGGAAATCTTCAGTGCTTCACCAGTGCCGGTATTAGCCAGCTTCACGGCTTCCTGTGCCCGATGCTTGATTTCACGGCCACCCATGCCAAGACGGGCAATCGTTTCTTCATTCGCTTGCGCCAGCACTTCAAGACTCAGGATATTCAGGCCCTTGCAATTGGCGATTTCAGCCGGCGTAAAGAGATGCGGCAGCATGGCAAGCGGCGTGCCTTCTACCGGAAGCTCCTTGCCTTCCTTATAGGCTTGATAAGCCTTACGGATCTGCGACACGACTTCCACGTCAAAAGCGCCTTGACGCGAAGCATTAGCCTTCTTTTCGATCCAGTCTACAGCGCGATCCTCATTGGAATCACGCGCCCCGTGAGGCGTCACAATGATCCAATCCACATCCTTATAGACGATCCGGCCAGCCTCGATACTCGCTGTGCGATCTTCCTCCGTCCGCGTTTCAAAGCGGATATGCGGAAGAACTTCTTTGCTCATTACGCCTACGCCACCATACATGATTGATTCCTTGGGATGAATTATTGAGTTTTATGTTTCGGGAAAAAGGGAGGTGTTTAGCCTCCAAGTCCCAAGAGAGAAAGCCCCCGAAGGGGCTTCCGTTACTGCTCCATCACGTAATTGCGCCCTGAGCAAACGGACGATCAATCACAACCAGGTTCCAGAAGTTGGTGCCGTCATTCCGAGTACCCGTCACCGTCACCGAACCCGTTGCCGTGGCGTTGTTGTTCATCGTCACAGTACGGTTATCCGGATCAATTGCGGTAATCGTGGTCGAGGCCGGGATGCCCGTACCCGACAGCGCCATACCAACAAACCAGCCATCCGTGCCGCCTTGCGTGGTGCGAATGGTCGGCGAGCCGTTGGTGGTTTGGGTATTGGTCTTTGCGACCGTGGTCGTTGCAGCAGCAGCCACACGAGCATTCAGAATCTGCTTACCAGCCGAGTTTGCACCCAGTTGGCCGGCAGCCACGATGCCGATAGCAGCCGCAGCAGCCACCGAAGCCGACGACCATGCCAGAGCCTGACCTTCGATCAGGAACCAGCCATATTGCACACTGGTAGACGATGCAACGGCATTCAGCGCCAGAGCAACCGGGACGCCTTGGTTAGCCGTATTCGGCAGCGCCACGATTTGGTTTGCCGAATCCCAGGTCACGGCATGACCCACATTCAGAGCCGTCGAAGCAGCGATCTGAAGATAGATCAGTTCCTGACCGCCGTAGTACGGGTCCACAACGGCCAGGGTTGCGCCCAGCTTATGAGGTTGGAAGAAGTTGCCAACGGGCA